CCACGTCTTAAGATCTAAGTTGACGCGTGAAGCGCAACGGTACTGCAAGTTGCATAGTGTCAATACTACCGTAATACCTGGTAGTATTGCGATGGCTATGATCCCCGACGAAATGGAGATGAATAGTCTACGGCTGGTTAAGGCCAGCTTAAACGCTCAGCGTATTAAGTGGGTCAATTCAAATTTAGAGTAAAGCCAACCGTTACGAGAGTAATGGCACTGGCTGGTATTCATGAATTAAAGAACGTTAGTTCAATGACCTATCAAATTAAGGTGGATTCCAGTTTTGCCTGTAACCATCGGAGATACGCTGAACAGTTAGGTTTTGCACAGTGGATTAATGTGCATTCAACCTATCAGTCTTGCGCATGCGCCGAGTTCGAGGCGTTTGTAGACAGACATCTCCTGGAATTTGACTCAGTTTCCAAGGCGTTCTCTCATTGGGCTTTCAATTACAGTATTGATTGGCCAAAGTTGTCACCCTTGACAGAGGAACAACTTATAATGAGTAGACCGCAAAGGATGCGTAAACGTTATAAATCTGGATTGGAAGTGGAGTTAGATATCCGCAGGCATTCCAGAGTTATGATGTTTGTCAAGGAGGAGCAGATGAATCTCTGCGAGAAAAGGAAGGCCCCGCGAGCTATTCAGTATAGGGGCAGCACATACACAGCGCATTTAGCTAAGTATTGTGTTCCTTTAGAGAAGCATCTTGGCGTTCAGCCATTATTGGACAACTTTGGGTGGCCTATATTGACTAAGGGCAGAAATGCTATTCAATTAGGCCATCTTATATACAACGCTTTCAACGTTGGTAGGCGATATGTTCATTTGGTGGATCATAGTGCTTATGATGCTCACATCAATTTGACACACTTAGCCATTGAGAGATACGTTATGAATGAAGTCTTTAATGATTCTGATTTACAGGATTTGTTGAAGGCTCAGCGGAAAAACGTAGTGTACTCTAAGAATGGCATAAAAGTTAAGTGTGTCGCCCGCCGGATGAGTGGTGATGCTAACACATCTCTTGGCGGAAGCATTAT